CGTCCATTGCTAAAAAATCACCATTACGTACATCAACAGCTACACCATATTGTGGAAAACCAGTATATCCACCCTTATATTTACCTTTTTCCAATACTACTAAATTACCAAATCCTTCATCTAAATCTCCGGCATCTTTATGTAAAGCTGTCCGCCAATTATGATTTATAGTTACAGTTGAAAATGCGGTATTTTTTATTGCCCAAGGCGTTTTGTTACATATATCATATTGAATTTTATATTCTTTAGGTGTTAATTTTTTATACATATTATTAATACATTTAATTAATGGTAATACTTTATTCCATTTATCTACTTGTTGAGATGTGAATGCAGTTGTTCTACATGGTGGAGCATTCGCGCCTAAATTTCTATCTCTTTTATCGAAATATCCTATAATATTACTTTTTGATATATTACCCAAAGAATTTGTAACAAGTTTTCCAGTATGTTTAGATATATATGCAGTCACTCTAAATTTACTTTTACCCACAAATTGTTTTGGATCATTGGCATAAGAAGGCATTTTTTTCAAATCTATAACCCCCGCTGAAGCACCTCTATTATCATGTGTTTTTTTAGAAGCCTCCTCCAAATTATCAATACCTATTTTACATAACTTATCTGGAATAACTTTTTTTCTGAATTTTAATAATAAATGTTTATTACCATCATCATCTATTCTATAACAATCACAATCATATTTTATTATTTTTTTATAATGTGATTCGTCAAAATATTCACCCTCTTTATCTTCTATAGCATTATCTGTCATTATTTTGTTTACAATAAATACCTTAATTTTACGATTCTTTTTAGTTTTATTTTTATTTTTATTTTTATTTTTAGTTTTATTTTTATTTTTATAATGCTTAGACTTATATACCATAATTATATATTAGATATTATTTATAAATTAATAGATTCTAAATCCATATCTAAATCATCGTCTAAATTTAATTCTAATTCATTATCTTTTATATCTAAATCTTGAATATTTAAATTAATCTCTTTTGAATTTTCATCTATGGATACTGATTTCGGTTCATCCGCACCGATATCATCCAAACTTACTTCTGATTCTACTTTTGGCTCTGGCTCTTCTGCTTTTGGTTCTGGTTCAACTAAACTAATCTTTTTAGAATTATTAGATTTATTCGAAGCTAATTCGTCAAGCTGAATTGCAGGTTCTAAAATAGTTGATGTTACACCATCTTTACTTTCACTTGATTTTGACTCATCCTCATCTAATTCAGGTTCATCTGGTTTAGTTTCTAAAATAGATTCTACGGCACTGATATCTGGATGGTCTGGATCACCCATTTCTGAACCCTGTTCAGAACCATCTATTTCTGAAATAGTGCTTATAGATGAATCACTCGATACCTTTTTTAATTTAATAATTTTATCTTTTGTATCATCAGATAGAACACCAATTATAGATATTTGAGAGTCACCGTATTCATACCTTTTTCCTATTACTTTAATTCTGATAGTGTCATGCAATTTTAAAGCATCAAAATCATCATTATCTATATGATGTTGCTTTGCTAATAAAATTACTAATGGTGGTATTTCTTCATCACCATATTCTGCCAATACACCCATCTTATTTATATTTACTACTTTAACATCTATTATCATACCTTCTACAGGATTACAAATATCTGCTTTAAATTTAATATGATATAAAATTGTACCATTAAAATGACTTGATAATATTTCACCTAAACTTCTATTAACTATTTTAATACTACCTTTTTTAACATAACCCTCCTTAATACATTTTCCTTCTATTTCATTCCTAAGTCTTTTTGATAACGTCGCATTAATATTTTTATTTATATCTTTAGGTTCGATACTAGTGGTATAATCAATTATATTAGTAATATACAATTCTGTCATTATTATTATTATAATTATATATTTTTATATATTTTTTCAAATTTATTTGTTCAATAAATTAAACTATTTTTTTTGATTAATATTATATTCTAATGATTCTTCTATATTATAATACCATCTTTTAGAATCTTTTTTCTGTTTATCAAATAATCTTAAATATATTTCAACTTCTAAACATAACAATTGCTTGCCTGGAAGTGTAGCTTTACTTCTACCTAGATATTTATTTTTACCTAAAATTTTAGTTAAAAAATCTATTATTTTTTCCTTTTTCATACCATCATTACCACATACACTTCCAGTCTTTATAAAGGTCTTCTTCTTTTTCCCCTGTCCAGTTTTATCACGAACCTTAAATAAAATAGTTTTATCTGGTAGTTTTTCCTCCATATATCCTAAAATTATAGACAAATCCATTTCTTTTTTTTTTATAGTTTTATTAATTTCGGCTAATTGTAAACCATTCGCAGGTATAAAATGTGTACCATCTTTAAAATAATAGTAGTTGGGTTTATCTCTACCATTATTCCCTACTTTATATCCCCATATATTATTATTATTAGTGTATTTAGAATTCCCAAAATATACGTCCTTGTATAATAGGATATTCTTATATAAATTTTGACGTATAATTCTTTCTTTGCCAGAAAGGCCGTCAGATGTAATTAAATATTTGAGTAATATATTTTTTTGATATGTTTCTAATCTATCTAAATATATTTCTGGTACCTTTTTTAAATTAGTTACTAAATCCGCTTTATCAACATCAGAAAACTTTTTATCTGNAGCTAACGAAATATGGTTAGTTAGTTCTAACTCAATACTATCTATTTTTTTCATAATTAAAGCTATATTTTCATCGTCAGATTCGGTTTCAATTAATTTAATATTATTCATTGAATTTAAATAATCTGTAATATTAATTTTTTTAGTTTTTAATGTAATGGGGCGACGAAGATTATTTATAGATGTTGTTATATTTTTATACTGTACTAAATTAAATATATAAAATCCTCCATCATATACTAAATAACCATCCCTATCATACATATCTTTAAATATCTGCTTATCTTCTATCATTTTATTTAATGCGCCTAGAATTAAGATATTGTCTATACTATATTTATCTAATTTGGTTTTAATATCCTCTAAATCATAAACTAAATCATGCTTATATAAATTAACTATTAATGTAATAACTTCATTAATATGGTCATTCACTATTTTAGGATTAAATGTATCATAATTTAAATCTTCAGCTTTAATATCTACATCTGGATTACATTTAAAATCACAAATATTATAGTTACATTTTTTGGTATTATCATTATCATTAATACTAACCATTTTTTCATTACCTTGTGAAGTTATTATTTTATTTCTTTTTTCCCAATATGGACCTATAAATTTATTAATATTTATATTTAGATTACAATCTACAGCATTTGTTTTTAATTCATATTCAACTAAAGCCATCTGTCTAGATTTAAATTCGGCATTTCTATACATCTTTAAATCTATAGTTTCATTATCATTTTTAGGAGTATCAGATAGAGTAGAAGCATATAAATAAACGGTAACATTTCTTAGTTCTAAAGGTAAATCAATATGGGAACAATATCTTATACCTCTACCTATAATCTGTTCTATTTTATTTAAATGGTGCCAAGGATCTAAAATATGTACCTCTCTAATATATTTGAAATCTAAACCCTCCGCGGCAGTTTCAGACCCTATTATAACTTTTACTATATCACCATTCACATTACGATTTTCTATAGATAAATAATCTTTATAAGCATTCACTGGCGATATACTCTTTTCACCCGAAATAATAGTATATGATGGACTATCACTAAAATAATCTGTTTTTGGACCTCCATGTAATAAATTTACATTACTTTTATTAGGACTATATTTTGTAAATCCATTATACTCTAATGCTAAAGCTAATGGAACAATTCCGCCCCAAATAAATTGAGAATAAATAAATATTATACCATTACTAGATTTAATATTTTGTAATATACTCTTTATTTTAGAAGAATACTTCTCTATATTTTTGATATCTAAAAAATCTTCTGGAATATTATCATTAAAAGTATAACCTTTATTCTTTTTAAAACTAATATTAAAACCATCTTTTCCTATTGGAATTTTACCTGAATATTCAGGGGGAGTTGGAAATACTATATTAGATAATAACATACCATTTAAATCGAATGCACCAAAAGTTGATACTGATTTAACATCCATCTCATCTACTTCTTTAATAGTCATTTGATTAAACGATTCTAATTGAACATTTTTCATAGGACATCCTATAATCTGTAATGTCTTAATTCTATCATCCTCATCTATTTTGATACCATGAATATTAGTATTCGGAAAATTATGTACCTTAATTATCTGAGGGTGATTATTAATATCTGGATACAATCTTAAGGGAAATTTAATAGGATTTTCACCTCTTAAATATGAAATATATCCTCTACTTTTATATCTTAATAATCTCAATCCTTCTTCAGTTAACGTTCCGCGTCTATCAAATAAATCTGATGTTTTTAGTTTAGTTTTACGGTCGTTCATCAACAATAAATTTAATAACCAAACTATTTCGGTTGCATTATCAAACATAGGTGTTGCAGTTAATAGAATTAATTTTATATTTTCAGACAATCTAATAATTTGCTCTAAAATAGGTGGTAATGTTTTTATTTTTTTAGTATTTCCACCTTCTTTTATATTATGCGCTTCGTCAATGATAAATACAGTATTAGAAAATAACTCTTTTAACTTCCTTTTAACATAATGTTTCTGCATATCCTTTCGAACTCCTCTAATAAACTCTCTCTCCTTTTTTTCAACCAAATTAACAAATTCTTGATATCCATAAAAACTATATTTACTATTAATAACTTTTGTTATTTTTGCTTCTAAATCTTCAATACTTTTATATTTACCTATTTTTTTTAAATATGAATCACCTGTACACTGATTTTTTGTATTTCCTTGTTTTACTTTATTAATATCAAAAATATTTTTCATAAAATTTTGTTTAATACTTGGATTAAGTAATATAATTACCTTTTTATTATATTTAGTTAATTCATCCATATATTGTTCTGCTATAGAAATTGCAGAACATGTTTTACCTACACCAGTACCATAAAAAAGTAATATACCATTATATGGAGTGCTTGGTGATAAAAATGTCTTTATAAATTTTTGATTGTTACTCAACCTAAAACCTGAACACTCTTTTTTAGAATGTACATCTAACGGTACATCTTCATCGTATTTAAGATTTTTGTTCATATTAAACTCCTTCTTTTTCATAATTTTTTCATTAAAATTATTATCAATATATTCAGGATATGGCATAAACCCTTCATCAGAATAAGTATCATTTGCAATATATAGTCTATTATCTATTATTGATTTTAATGCCTCTAATTTTGTCTCTAAAATATTTATTAATTCATACTCGGTTTGCATTTCTAAATCCTTAATTATCTCTACCGACATATTATATAATACCTCATCATCCATTTCTGAAAATTCTTCTATAAATTCTGATAATTTTTGTAATAATAAATCTTTTTCTCTAGCTTTTTGGGTTCTCATAACCGATTTATTTAATTTATGACTCATTAATATAATAATACATAATTATTCATTATTAATTAAATTTGTAATTATTTCATTAGCTTTTTTTAATGCTTCTTTTTTTTCTAAATTATATGGTCTTATTTTGTGCATACATTCTTCATATGTAAACCATCCGAGATTACTTATCTCCATTAATTGTAATACATTATTATTATTAATATGAATTTCATCGGTATCAATCATAGACATTCCAATAAAATATACATGTTTATATCTAATATTATTAGAACCTAAAAATACTTCATCTATTGGTTTTATATTTAAAAATTTATAATCTTGTTTCTTAAAAGCCGTTTCTTCTTGAAATTCACGATGTGCACATTCTAAATCGGTTTCTCGTAAATTTCTCCTACCTTTTGGAAATCCCCACTCGGGGGTATCCCAAAAACACGGTGTTTCACAATTTAATTTATGCAGATTTAATATTGATTTATCATCTAATTCTATACCGTCTTTAAGTTTATTAAATTTTTTCTTAGAATTATCATATTCATTTCGGTATTGTTTAATATTTTTATTCATCCATAATGAATTCCATATAGTATCAAAATCATTCTTTTCAATGAAATTTCTCTCTTTTTTTGTCATTATTTCAAATATTTTATAGATGTACTTAACATTTTCTAAATTATATTTACCTCTTAAAAATTCAACAAAACCCAAGGTATCTTTCCGTTGTATCATTA